TAGGAACGCCAACGTCCTTAGCGGCCTGCTTGAATGCGGCGGCTATTTGTTCGTAGTATTTCCATTCCCATGAGCCGCTTGCTGTTGGGTAAGCAAAAACGTCGATAGCGTGGCCGGTAATATGTCGGCTGTTCATGGTCTGACTGGCACCTTTCGCTACCAGCTCTTTTTGCCGGGCAATGGTTCGAAAACCCTCAGTTACACCGAAATCAACCGGTGATAGCTCCAGAGCACGGCGAACGACTTGCACCAGTGCCGGGTTAACGCCTTTCAAGTTGTTTTCACTGCGCTGGCTAAATTTATTGGTTTGCATTATCAACCCCTACACGGTTAAGGAATTTCGCTTCCAACGTTTTAATCAGTGATGAACCTGACCATCCGGCCAATCCACATACGACACCGATAATTTCCGGTGGCCACTGGTAATGCGTTGATGCCAAATACATCAGCGCACCCGCGAAAGCCGATACGAAAGCTTGTAGTGCTAGCGTTCGCCAACTAAATTTCTCCCCACTTAGAACTTTGTATGCATAGCTAGCCAGCATTCCAAGCGACGTCATTAGGACGGCCAAGATAGCCGACCATATACTTGCATCCGATTTCCAAGGCATTCTCATAACCCACCTCCCCAATAGGGGAAATATCTTCCCCGGCAATGGTCGGGTGCTGTTGTGTAGGGAATAGCTCCCGTCGTAGTCATTCGAAAGTGTGAGGGTGTTTTCAGTGATTGACTGTTTTGGCGGGAGCTAAATAAAAAAGGCCACCAAATTGGCAGCCTTAAAAGTTGGTATGTGGTGGTTGGCGCTGATAATGCCAACGTTCTCTGGCTTCGTGTGCCCCAAACTTTATTCCAGAGATAGCGCAGTCTTCGTGAAGGGGATGCCATCTATAACGTATCAGCCTACGTATTCACCACAATGCAAAAACTACTCCACTTTTCCATGTGCATCAGTCCATTCTATACACAGCATGGTAGTAGTCTTTGCGTTGTGCAACACACCAAACGCTCCGGTTTACCCTTCTTCGCTGAGTGATGTGCTGAAAACTAAAAAGGCCAGCGATTAAGCCAGCCTTTTCACTTCAACGGATGCAACTACCACCGTTAGAGATGAATCTAGTCCATTTTTCCGGTAAATGCAAGACTTTGTTTTTATAATGTCGCCATCCGTGGCAATCGTGCTCTTATCGTGTTCTATCGTGTTACTTTTGCAAGCATTGAATCAGCCACACCCTCTTCCATTAAGCATTTCGTTACCAGCAGCTCATAGAGCGGCTTAAAACTCTCGTAGCATGTGCTGGATGCCAGTTCAGGAAGGTGCTCTCTAATAGCCTCGTAGACGTCAGAAAACTTAAGCCGCGAATATCCACGACCTGAGCATTTCCCACAGGTTTTATAAACCGGAATCCCCTGTTGTTCTGATTTCTCTTTGTCCACCACAGTGCCTTTCCCATTACACCGACATGAGTTTGAAACCACACCTTTCCCGCCGCACGGCTTACATAGCAATTTTACTTTTTCACGCAGATCCCTATGAACTTCATACTCAGAAGGCCGGAATCCCTCAATTCCAAAGCTAATGGAGCCTTTAACGATCTCCCTGTTGAATAGTGGCATTGACGTTTTAGTCGTGAACACCTCAGACTCAGTAAACCCCTCCCCCTTGCAACATTCACATTCACGCACACTGGCAGCACTACGTGCATAATCAGCAAACGCATATCTTGCGAGTGTTTGCACAACGCTTTGTTTAATATCCTCATCGAGCTTAGAGATTGCTTTGTACTTAACGGATTCTTTCAGCGCATATTGAGTGAGACTTTCCACGGCGCGATGCGGATTGCTGATCCCCTGCTTTGCCAAGAACAATTCCAGCCCGAAGCCGCTTTTAAGGTCTGCCAACCCTAAAGCTGCCATGATATCGGTGCCGGTAAGTGAATCAGAAGCTGTTGCCCGTGGAGAGTCGCTGATCATGGTTGATTTAGCGAAGAAGTGTTTCGTTATTGATTCCAGTCTCATGCTGCCTCCGATAGTTGTTTGAGTGCTTTACGCTTAACCTTGTACTCATCCCTGATTCGCTCGAAATCCTCACGCCGGTACCGCTGCGGTTCGTGTGCACCCATGAGTAACTGATAGGCCTGCTCGCCAATCTTTTCTCTGAGTGCTGGGGTGTAGTTTTCGATGTTTCCGGAAAGGTGGTTATTGCAAGGTGCGCACTGGCGATGACAGTTATCTTCGTTGAACCTCAACTCTGGGTTGGCGCCTACAGTTCGGTAATGCCCGGCGTGGTACTGCCCATCGTGAAATCGGCCGCAACTGATGCATGGAAGGTCTGCGTCACGTTCTCTGATGAAGGCGTTGAATTCTGTCTGGGCTTGTTTTGCGAAGTAACTGAGGGGCTGTACTGCGAGCTTTCGAACCTTGAGGCTTCGTCGTTCCTGCTGTGTGGTCTCCTTTCGCTGTCGTTCCTGTTGCTGCATGCGCTTCTGTCTGGCTTCGGTTGCTAACTTGGTGATTAGCTCTTCCTTGTGCTCTTCGCAGCACCACCACTCGTATATCGCGGCCGGTTTAAATCTCGTTTTACACACTTTACAATTTCGACTCTTCGGGAGCTTGGCTATCATTCCCGGCCTCCTTCGCTGCTTTATCAACGCATTTCTGATGAGCGTAGGTTTCACCCTTGTTAAGCATCAAGAAGCAATACACGCATACGGATTGCGGTAACTGAGTCATCGCGTTCTCCTTACTCGGTCGAATTTGGCGCGCAGCAATACGCATATGTGGTCATATGTGGGTATTTCGCTGGCGGGGATTGGGGGTTTAGGTTTGGTTCGGGATGTCTTGCGGAAGATAAGATTGTCTAGGGCGAAAACTATGCTGCTTTGCCTTTGTCGCATGGTGTATTTCCCCACCGGTTAGCCCACTCGATTTCCAGCTTGGATGCATCGCTGAATATCACGCCCTGCTCAGTGCCGAACCAGTAGATAGCCTCGATAACCTCCACCATCTCACTCACTCGCATCTTGCTAGTACGCTGGCCGAACATCACCACCCCGCCGCCAATTCCAGGAGCCGTACGCTGATCCTGATTTTTGGCCTTAGCCACCATTGCAGTAATCAGGTCTTTCCAGTCAGCTTCATCGTACTTCTCACCGAACCAGAGAACCTGTTTTGATAGGTCGTGCAAAAGTGGCCACATTTTCCGATTCTGATCATTGCTGCGTTTTTTCTCCTGAATGAGAACCTCAAGCGGCTTTTTCTCATCAAGTGGCATGTTACGAATGGCGAATATAGCGTTGTCGCGAATCTGGGCATTGCGGAGTAGATAGGTTTGCTTATTCATAGTGGCTTCTTCGGCGCGCCAGGTAATTGCATCCAGTGAGTGACGAATGACTTATCATAATATTTACCGTTGATTGCCCAATCATCACCATCAAAATAACCAGTACGACGAATGCTATCTTTGCAATGAACGAAACACTGAATATTGGAGTTTTCCGGCATCCGGTCACTGCACTTAATCCAGCCATCAGGAATTACCGGAAAGTTCAACTGTGGGGTGGTGTAGAAGTCGTGATATCCATCAGCCAGCTTTTGACCGGCATCAACGACACCGACAGATTTAGGTACTGGCCAGCCATCTTTGAACTTGATATTGATAACAGGCTCAGCCCTCTTTGCAGCTAACGCGATGCGGGCCAGCGCTCTAACTTCATCGTTTTTTGCCGTTCTCATTGCTGAATACCCTTCCTCAGCGATAATCTTTTCCAGTCTCTCTACAGTGAAACTATCTAATTCGTTATTCATCACGCAATTCCCCCAATCATTTTTGCAAGCTCAGATGCCTTTGACCCTGTGGCGATGAATTTCCCAACTTCTACCATGCTGTCGCAAATCATATCTACGCCATGAGCGGATAGGGCTGGTTTTATTGCCTTGAATTTTTCGAAGTCACCAGGGTTAATTATGAAGGCATCCACTACGTCTTTTGGCATATACATCATTTCTTCTTTCATTCACTCTCTCCCTTGATTCGAATACCGGCAGCGCGGATCGCATCGGTAACGGCATGACGATCATCCTCGAACAACTCAGGCAACTTAATATCCACCTCGAAACTAGAATGTCGAGCTTGCCAGCCGCGCCAAGCCCAGAATAAAGCCTCTCCGCACGAGCTACCATCACAAAGAAATTCACCTCCAATGTAATGACCTGTTTTGTCATCACCTTGGAAATGTGCTTTATCTAGTGTGCCTGCGCCCCAGTCATATTCACTAGTTAGCCAAGCTTCGAACGCTTCCCGCAATTTAGTTATGTCCATTAGAAACCACCTTGTTTTTTAGTTGCCCGGCGCTCAGATTCAGCCGCCTTTGCTTTAGCCTGATCCTGGTTGCAGTCATAGATTGCGCCATGACGTTGCTCGACGAATACCACCCCGCCGCTGCCGTGCCGGTTAAGCCGGAGTAGTAATTCGGTGTCCTGCTGATTGGCGTTTTCGTCGTAAGCACCTTCGCGGTATATTCCCAGCCAGTAATCACAGTCTTGCTCAATCTGTCCTGTGTCGCGGGAGTCGCTTGGTTGAGGCCGCTTATTGACGCGCTTTTCTAAATCACGGTTTAGCTGAGTCAGCAGAACGACAACGCAATCCAGCTCTTTGGCGAGGTTCTTTAGCCCCTTGGTGATCATCCCGTAAGCCAGATCATTACGGTCTGCTTTTTCGGCGGTCATTAGTGTGAGGTAATCGACCAGCACCATGCCAACAACGCCACGTTCGCGCTTGATGCGGCGGCACTCAGAAACGATGTGAGACAGTGAAAGCCCCGGCGTATCGTCGATGTACAGATTGCCACTTCTCGCTAGCTCTAGACCTTTCGCAGACGCCAACGCAAAACGGTTATCGTCGTACCCATCAAGATAAAAATTACTGCTGGATACTCCTGAGGCTTGGGAAATCATGCCTTCGCCAAGCTGCACATCAGGCATTTCAAGGCTAAACGCCAGCGCCGGGAGATTCTCATTCAGTGCGCAGTTGATAGCCATGTTTGAATAGAGCGTTGTCTTACCCATTTTGGGGCGGGCACCAACCACGAACAGTGAACCTTTCACAATTCGCTTAGGTTCCAGCATGGCGTCCAGTGACGCGATCCCGCTGGTTAACCCAACAGCTCGCGGGTCACCGGAAAGTCGTTGTTCGACAACATCAACCCAATCTGAGAACACACTTTCGAATGTTCGCAGTCCTCTGCGGTTTCCGGTCTTGGCGTGATCCGTGATCTCGGTAGATAGCGCCTGTATCGCCTCAAGCTTTTGGGTCGCCGTCATGCCGTTGTTGGCATAAAGCAACTCGGTCATCGCATTGGTTTTGGCAATGCTGTAACGAGTGATCGCCTTATCGCGTACTTCCATCGCGTAATGCACGATATTCGCGGCGCTGGGGGTGTTCTTCGATAGCTCGGCCATGTAAGCAAAACCACCTACAGTGCTGCTAATCCCCTTGTTCTCCATCTGGTTGAATAGTGTCAGAAGGTCAATAGGGATCTGCCTGCTAACCAAGTCTTTAATTTCAGCAAAAATTACTTGGTGTGGGCGGGTGTAAAACGATTCTGGTTTCAGCATGGACAGGACTTTAGCGACGTTATCACTGCCGTCATCCAGCATCAGGCCGCCAAGAACACTCTGTTCTGCGTCGAGGTTGTGTGGTGGTGTTTTGTAATCAACGGTCATCCTTGGCCCCCTCTCGGACTTGAAGATAAGTTTCGTCATTCAGGAAATACTCCAACCCTTTTTTCTGCCACGTCTTGCCAGAACGAGCATCAGGTCTGTTTTCCAGCATCCAGCGGCAGTTGGTGGAAATGTAAGTCAGGTAGGCTTTCCAGCTTTCCAGCGTGAATGGCTGGCTGTCCAGTTGGCGAGTTATCTTGCTGGCTTTCACCCAGAAGGTTTTGATCAGGTTGCGTCGCTTGTCACTGAGTGCCCTTATGCCTTTAGCTTCTGGCAGAATGTCGTGATAAGCATTGACCACATCTTCACAACTGAATGACGGTTTTTTCTTTCCAGCTTTATCGGCTGAAGAGGTACTCTCTATTACGTTAGTAATAGAGTTATTAGTTACTTCATTGTTTGTGGCACTTTGTTGGCAATCTGTTGGCACAACCTCCGCGCCAGCGCTTGGTGTAAGCGGCTTTGCGTTGGCACTTTGTTGGTAATCTGTTGGCACTAAATTTGGCTGATATTCGTCGTATTTTGTGACGTAAATTAATGAGAATTTCTTGGTGGTTGACTTGGTGATCATCCCAAGTTTTTCAAACTTACCGATGAGATATTTAATGCGGTTACCGGTAATACCGGTTGCCAGTTCCAGCTTATTTCTGCCAGTCATAAACTCTCCACGACGAACCATGACATCACCCAGCTCAGTATTAACTATTGCCGGTGCGTGATTAGCGGTAAGTATGAAATGTATCCACAGGTGAACTGCCTCAGAATCCGTCCTGTAGAAGGGCAGTTCCATTATTTTTCTATGCATCAAGGCAAACCCCTTACCGGTTGCCTCCGGCCTTGCTGTGTCTGGTTGACGAAACGCTAAGACGTTACTCATTGGCCTTCCCTCTTCTCGCTTCTATGCCGCGGAATATCTCTGCAAACTTGCGGCCAAAAACGTGGTTGTCATTGCAGACCATGAGAAGCTCATCAGGCTTTGCCGCCCGTTGATATTGAGTAGCGCCTGACGTATTGCTATTTGGTTTTTTCTTTCGCATAATTACTCCTGTGAATTGATCCAGTTAAAAGTTCATAGTGATTTGTTCAGAGTCCCCACCTAGCCGTGGGGATTTTTGTTTTGCGAGCAACAAAGCCACTGACTTAGCCAGCCTTGCCATCTCGTCATCGACTACTCCCCATTCCAAAACAGCTAGAAGCATTGATATCTTCGGAATGAAGCTTTCTTTCCAGCGTGATATCTGTGACTTATCCACGCCTACAGCGTCAGCAATGTCAGTGACGCCTCGTAGTGCAATCTTGTTCAGTAGTTGGCTCTCAATGATTCGAGCATTTTTGCGTGTGGTTGCACGTTCCATTGCGTACTCTTCCCTTGTTGAATGTTGTTACGTGACAAAGCTGTGAGCTTGTCACTTTGGTGTGCTCCGCAAGCGGCAGAGCTGGCCTGATTGTGTAAAGAGCGGTAGTGCTTAAGCTGCTTTTTGTGTCTTGGGTGGGAAAACGTCATCTAGCCCTACTACTGCGCCAAATGAGTTAAGTATCTCAACGAACTGACGGCAAAGATTAATGTCCATTCCTCGGCGACCAGTCTCGTAGTGACAAATCGCTCCAGGTGTGCATCCAGCTAGCTCTGCTAGTTCGGATTGTGTTAATCCAATGCGCTCGCGAAGAATTCGCAAATTATTCATAGGAACCTCCTTTCAAGATAAAAGTATACGTATTGTATTCTTGATAAGCAAGCAATGTATACATATTGTGTCTCGAATGGAGCTATACAGAACGTATAATCAAGGCATGAAAATGAAATGGTTCGATGTTGCAAAAATCCGGATGAAAGAATCTGGAATAACTCAGGAAACTCTCGCTGAGCATCTAGGAATAACTAAAGGCGCGGTGAGTCATTGGCTTAATGATCGGCGAAAACCTGACATTGAAGAGATAGCAAAAATAATGGACATTCTCGGGATGACTGAATTTGTCGTTAACCCAGATGGAACTATTTCTGAAAAAGATGGGGTCACACGCAGCGTTAGTTATGTCGGTAAAAAAGAGGTTAAAGGCAGCTATCCTTTGATTAGCTGGGTTAGCGCTGGGTGCTGGCTAGAAGCGATTGAACCATACAGAAAGGATGATATTGACGTGTGGCCTGAGACCACTGTAGATGCAAGTGACTCATCATTTTGGCTCAGGGTTAAGGGTGACTCAATGACATCACCAAATGGCTTCACCGTACCAGAGGGGATGATCATTCTGGTTGACCCAGAGAAGGAAGCTGTCAGCGGGAAATTGGTTGTAGCTAAGCTAGAGAATGAGAACGAGGCTACATTTAAACAGTACATGACTGACGCAGGCCGCAAGTATCTAAAGGCATTAAACCCACATCATCCGCCGACCATTGTCAATGGGAACTGTAAGATCATTGGTGTTGTGGTTGATATCAAGTGGGAACACATACCCTAACCCACTGCTAGCCCTACCAATTCCGGGCACGCCAGCACATAAACAAGACGACCGTTAGGTTAGTAATCGAAGCAACTAATGCGACAGTGGAAAGAATATCAGAACCAGAGAAAGACATAGGGATATCTCCATGACATACAGTGATGTCGTTGCAACTATTGCAATGATTGTATCAGTAGTTGCATTACCTGCAACGTACTATTTTGGCTATAAAGCTGCCGCGAGGAACGATAAGCGCAAGGAATGGAATGCAGTTGCGGAGCCAATCATTGAATATCTTGAAGGCCACCTGTCCTCTCTGAATCGTAAGAGGTGCCCTCCTGATAATAATCTCAATAAATTGCCTCGGAAGAGTTGGGACTCAGTATTAAGGCGAAGCACAAAGACTAAGGCCGCGAACCTTGATCGCTCGCTTGCAGACTACGTAAGTATTTTGGCTGAAATAGATAAGTCCCCGGCCCCTGCACTGTACTTTGGGCAATCAACAGATGAAATCGAAGAATGGGTGGATAAGTACCCTGAAGCGATTGTGAATGTTGAAAAATTGATAGTTTTGTTATCACTAAGATAACCTAGCCCACTGCTAGCCCATAGAGGGGTGTTGAAAACACTAGGAAGTTATAAATTTATAACAATCTAAATTGTCAATTAGATTGCTAGATGCTAAGTTTTTAGTACAATCTTCCCACTAAAATTTTACGACTGAAATTTGCCGGTTCATGTGTTTTAGCGTTTACACCGTTAATTGAACTGCCATTGGAGGTTTTATGAGATTCATGAAAACAAACACTAATCGTTTTAGTCGGGTTCTAGAGCCGGTTAAAATCCGCTTTGTATCCCCTGATTTCGTTGTTAACTTGAATCAAGATCAGATGGACAACATTGAAAGAATTGAGTTCTCTCCACCTAAAATTGGCGATAGTGACTTTGGGAAATTTAAAGTTACTTACATCACCCCACAACTATGTGAAGTGAGTAGATGAGTGAAGATGGTAAATTAGTCCCTGCATCACCTGAGAAGGCAGGGCAGCGAGAGCATAAGCCAAACCCTATGGCGGCGATCGAAAAATTTGTTGAAGTCCAAACGCGTGAAATTGAGCTTAAATCAAAAGAAATAGACTTTAAAACTCAAGAACTAGCAATTAGACAGCAAGAGATTGATAGCAATAAAGAAATTGCCTTAAAATCTATCGATGCACAAAAAGAAGATAGAGCAACTCAAGCTAGTTTTTTTAGTGGTTTAGAAACCAAAAAAGTCTATTTCAAATACCTTGTAACCATTGCTGTATCAGTTGTCGTAATTGTATCCATGTATACAGGAAACGCCCAATATGCAATTGAGCTGGCAAAAATCGCTGGCGGGGTCATGGCTGGTTACCTTGCGGGTGTTTATAAAGGCAAATCAGATCAGTTACAACGTGCAGGGCAGCAAAAACACGATTCATCTGACGATTAATTCCCTTACCCGGCCCCGCTGCCGGGTTTTTTGTGCCTGTAATCTGACAATCTCACCACCCTACCCGCATTAAACACTACTCACCTCACACTTTTCACACCTGATAGCCGGTGCGGATGGGTGCGTCTGCATATTTATTAAAAATAAATTACCTTAAAAATCACTACATTATGTATTCATACTGCAAATGGTATACAAAACGTATTGCACTGCATGAATACAATATGTATATTTATCCCATCGAAACGAAACATCGATGCGGCAGACGGGATTACTCGCCGCGCCAGTCAGGACGACAGGCTGCTCATTAACAAAGCGAGGGACGACAGCAGAGATGCTTATCGAACCTCGCGACGGACTTCTACCGCCGCTTGCGGTAGACCAAAGAGAAGTTGGCTTTGGGATGTGGTGAATGATAAGGCTGATTATCAAGCGAAGCGGAAGTAGCACCGGAAAGCACGGCAGAACCGAGCCGGTAAGCCGGAGATCAGCACCGGCCACCACATCACCAAAGCCAATCACCGGAGGTAATCATGATTCAGATAATCACCAAGCGTAAGAAAGATAACGCCAAGTCTCGTCGTTGCCGCCAGCGTGGTGAGCACTACGCAGCATACAAGGCCGAGTGCGATGAAAGTCGTGCAATGGCAAGCCGTATTGAAGCAGCGTTCACAAAGCTCTCTGAGGGCTGCACAGCGAGGGTGTGCAAAGCAACGATGCCGGTTCCAATTCGCAGCACAGAGCAGCCAAGCGCGGACAATATCTGTTTGCCAGAGGTGGCTAAGTTTGCAGCAGGCTTCCGTAACGTTCGTGAAGATTGCTATCACGTTATTAAGGGGTGAGAGAATGGAAATGAAATTTTTAAGCGACGGAAGAAAGGTTGTTATCGTCGGCCAGCTGAACAATCAAGAAACTATCGTACAGGAAGTGTTTGTTACTGCGGCGGGTGATGAATTACCGGGCGGCGAGCGCTTTGTGGTTAAAAGCCTCCATGATGTTCCGGTAGAGTCTTACCTCTCAAAAGAAAAGGCCCGTCAAGAAGCTGCTCTTGCTAAGGCTAAAGCAGCGATCGAGTCTGTTAATCGTGAAATTGCTGATACTCGAAACAAATTAAGCCTATACCGCGACATGCTCAAACAAGTTAAAGCCTTTGCTGACCATATTGAAGAACAAGACCTGAGCCACTTTGTCAACGTAATGACCGGGCAACTTAATTACGCAGTGCAAGCTGATTACCGAATTCCAAAAATAGAAAAATTCTCAGAGTATATGTCTGTTATCGATAACTCTTACGGTAATAAGAGTTACCAGGGACTTAAGCTGATGTCAGTTCTTGGTAATTCAGATGGCAGAATCGATCTTCGCGTTAATCGCTGGGGTGATGGGAGTGGTAGCTATTCAGATGTCACTTTCTTCAAAACCTATGAAGAAGCGAGAGAGTTTGTTAAATCTTCCGCACTAAAACTTCTAGAAAACGGTTCATTATCTGTTGAAGAATTGCAGCACCTAAAGAAAATTGGGGTCGAGTTCAGTCAAGATGAAATGATGAAGATCCGTTACAGACTGGAATCGAGCTGCGAGAAGCGCCTTGAAAATTTAACGGCAACATTCAATAAATCGAAAGAGAAAATCGAGGCTGACAAAGCCTATATAGAACAGCAAATCAATAATCTATAAGCCGCCTAATTGGCGGTTTTTTATTGGCAGGTAAATGAGGAATGAATGATGAGTCAATATCGAAACATAAGCATTGAATGGCTACAGAAGATGTATGCGAATGGTTACGCAGCTCAGTGTGATGGTGACTTGCAGGAAGTATTAAATTGCGTCTGGGAAATATAATGACCTTACCCCTGCCACTTAACCGGTGGCAGCAATAAGACCACTGAAACAAACAACGAGCTGCTTAATGCGGCTTTTTTAATGCTTAAAAATTGAGGATGACCGCATGAGCAAAGAAACAGTGATTACCTTTAAAGGCTTTGACCAGAAGCTTCAGTGTCGTGGCTACCAGTTCGAAATAGGGAAAACGTTCACGCATGAGGGGAAAGTTGAAGCATGTGGTTCTGGCTTCCACGCTTGTGAAGCACCATTTGATGTTTTCGGATATTACTCGCCGGCCAATAGTCGGTACGCGGTCACCGAGTCGTTTGGCACTATTGACCGTGAAGAGGATGGCGATACAAAAATCGCAAGCGCCAGCATAACCATCACAGCAGAACTAACCCTCCCTCAGTTTATTCAGCGCGGGATTGATTGGATCTGGAGCAAAGTTGATAAGTCGCTTGAACAGCAGATAATGAATGGCAACCGGTCAGCGGCAACCAACACTGGCGACCAGTCAGCGGCAACCAACACTGGCGACCAGTCAGCGGCAACCAACACTGGCGACCAGTCAGCGGCAACCAACACTGGCGACCAGTCAGCGGCAACCAACACTGGCAACCGG